ATGTCCTATGCGGCCACAGAAACTTACGCAACACTTGCCGCACTAGTTGGCACAACCACCACCGTAAAGGTTTCTAACACCGTTGCAGGCTTGACCACTGCCAGCGCCACGGAACCCAGATTCGAATTAGTAGGCGCTTACCTTGAAGCGTTGCCAGTCATCAACGCAACCATGGGCGAACTCAGCACTATTTCAATTACCTTCAAGGGTGGAACCTTAACCACCGTTGTTTCTTGATTTAACCACCAACAGCAAAGGCCCGACATGCAACTAACACTTAAAGTAGACCAGGGTGAAGGCCCTATCGAAGTAAGCACCAACCTTTTCACTATTGTTTCGTGGGAACGCAAATTCAAACGCAAAGCCAGCGACATGGCTGGCGGTATCGGCATTGAAGATTTGGCATACCTTGCACACCAGGCATGCCAGCAACACGGCGTAGTTGTTCCAGTAGTCCTTGATGACTTCATCAAAAAACTTGTAATGCTTGAAGTTGTTAGCGACGAACCTGACCGCCCTACTTTGCCAGTACCTACCGATACGCACTAGCCCAGGTTTTGGTTGCGACAGGGTACTGGCCACAGCAAGTAGAGTTTGATAACAGCGACCTGGCGACGGTTATTAAGGTCATTAACGAAAGCAGAAAATGACATGGCAACCGATTTGACTATCCAGGTAAATGGGGTCAAAGAAGCCGTTAAGTATTTGAACCAAGTAGAGCCTGGTTACCGCAAAGCGTATGTGGCGAACATGAAAGAAATCGCCAAACCAATGACCGACGCCATGAAATCAAATTACGACGATATGCGGTTCCCTAGTGGCACTACACGCAACTGGTCACCAGCAGGGCGGCAAGTGTTCCCGTTGTCTGCTTCTAAGGCAGTTCGTGGTGTTGCTGTGCGTGTCAACAACAAGAAGAAAGGCGCTGCTTTTTCGGTCATGCAAAAAAACCCTGCCGCCGCAATCTTTGACATTGCAGGCCGTGCCAATGTCAACCCATTAGCAACAGCATTTAGCGCCAAATTTGGGCGTTCTGCCAGCCGTGTTATTTGGCCTGTATTCGAAGCAAAAATCGCTGACCTGACAACCGAAGTTCAAAAAGTTGTTGAAGAAGTCATGGCTGAAGCAAATAAGAATTTGAAGGTTTTCTAATGGCTATTTCAATTCCCGTAATTTCAGATTTTAACAGTAAGGGCATTGACAGCGCTATTAGGGAATTTAAGAAGTTAGAAACCGCTGGCGAAAAAGCCCAGTTTGCTATTAAGAAAGCCGCCGTACCTGCTGGCCTTGCTATTGCTGGTTTAGCCATTGCTGGCGCTGACGCCGTAAAAGCGTTCATGGAAGATGACAAGGCCGCCCAACTTCTTGCCACCAGCCTACGAAACACCACGGGCGCTACTGACGCCCAAATAGCCAGTGTTGAAAAGTTCATCACCCAAACTTCAATAGCCGCCGCTGTTGCCGATGATGAACTACGGCCAGCCTTCGACAAACTTGTGCGTGGCACAGGCGATGTAACCAAAGCACAAGATTTAATGACCCTGGCACTAGACATAAGCGCAGGAACGGGCAAAGACTTAGGCGCTGTATCTGACGCCCTGTCAAAGGCGTTTAACGGGCAACTGGGGCCACTGAAGAAACTTGACCCAGCCCTGGCAGGTTTGATTGCGAATGGCGCTAGCACCGACGAGGTTTTCGCCGCATTGGGTCAAACTTTTAAGGGTGCCGCTTCGACTTCAGCCAACACTGCGTCAGGCAAAATGAAATCGTTTTCCATTCAAATGGGCGAATTTAAAGAATCTGTTGGCGCTGCCGTGTTCCCAATAGTTGAAAAACTGTTGCCAGCGTTTCAGGCTATGGGTACATGGATTAGTAACAATGTGGGTTTGGTTGTAACCCTTGGCGCTGTCATTGGTGGCATTGCCGCCGCCGTTATTTTGACCAATGCGGCTATGGCGGCATGGGCCGCAGTCAGTGCAGTGACTGCCGCTATTAACGCTGTTACAGCCGCTTCATTTACCGCCTTGTGGGTGGCTACTGGTGCCGTTGTCATTATTGCTGTTATTGCCGCCCTGGTTGCTTTACAAGTCAAGTTTGACATTTTCGGCAAAGCAGTCGACGCCGTTCAATGGTATTTCACAACCATGTGGGGTGTTGTAAAAACTGTTTTTAATTGGATTAAGGACAACTGGCAACTATTAGTGGCAGTAATTACTGGCCCGTTTGGTTTGGCAGTGTTAGCGGTTGTCAAGTTTAAAGATGACATTATGAATATGTTTAGCCTGGTCTATAACGGGATTAAAGCCACTATGGGGTTTGTTGCTGATGTAATCACAGCGCCGTTTAAAGCGGCGTTTAGGGCTGTTGCAGGGCTATGGAATAACACGGTAGGCAAACTGTCTTTTAAAGTACCTGGCTGGGTGCCTGGTATTGGTGGTAGCGGCTTCGATGTGCCAGACATTCCCATGCTTGCAGCAGGTGGCATAGTCACCAGCCCAACCCTGGCAATGATTGGTGAAGCAGGCCCCGAAGCCGTTATCCCATTATCAAAAATGGGCGGTATGGGTGGCGGTGTCACTGTCAATGTCAACGGCGGCATATCGACATCACAAGAAATAAGCCAGGCCATCGTTAAAGCACTACAAAATTATGTTTACCAGTCAGGCCCAGTGCCAATAAACACTAGGGCAATGTAATGCCTACAACGCCCTGGGTATTTCTTTTAAACGGAACTACTGACATTACTAGCAGTATTCTTTCGGCTTCTATTACGCAAGGAAGGGAAAAGTACTTAGACAACTACGGCGGCGGTTCACTGTCAATAACGATTAACAACAACAGTAATTTGGCTAACAGTTTCAATTTAAATAACCCAATTTTTGTTTATAATTCAAGTACTACCGTAGGATTTAGGGACACTTTCGCTGTACAACAAATAACATTTAACGACCACCCAGGCAACACAGGGCTAAGCACAGCCACCATTTTTTGTGTAGACCCGTTAAGTCGAATGGGCAGATATCAGGCAACTGCACAAGTGTTAAACCAGTTAATAACAACCCTTCAAATGGAAGCGTTCAACAGTGACCCGTTACCCACTGACGATTTGTATGTGTACAGCGGTTTTTATGGTCTGGGCGCTTCGGTTGCTTCAGCCCAAACATACACAGGCACAGTCTTAAACCAACTAAACCTTTTGCAGGCAACCGAAAGAGGATTGCTTAGAACAGGTAAAGCGTTTGCAAGTTTGACTGCCCAAACCGTGCAACCCGTTAGCAGGCCTTCAATATCAAGCAAACTAACAACAGCGTTTAGTTTTGGTCGTAACATTGCTTCAACAGTTATTGCTTACAGCACTTTTGAACGAATCCAAAACGGTGTCACTTTTATTAACACGGCCACTATTTCGCCTTTGGGTTTGTCTAGCGAAACACGGACCAACACGGCTTCAGTAACTACATATGGTGAAGCGTTTTATAATTCTTCCACAGTCGACTACAACGCAACCCAGGCGCAAGGCAACGGCGATTGGATAGTCAACACTTTTTCAGACACCACAGATTTACGGTTCAAAATAGGTTTTACTGACCGTATGCAAAATTCGTCGGCGTACACCACATTTCTTGCAAACTTCCCTGGCATTGCTTTCAGTCTTGCTTACCGTGTACCTGGTGCAGGTTCTGACACAACTTTAAATGTTGTTTTGGAAGGGTGGACTATCAACATTACGCCTGAACAAACTAGTTATGAACTATCGTTCAGCCCGTTGACTTACTATCAGTTTTTTACGCTTAATTCGTCAGTTCTAGGTATTTTAGATACCAGCCGTTTGGGTTGGTAAAGGAGAACAATTATGGCTACACAGTGGACAGCAGGGACGACTAGCGGGCAGGTGTTGACGGCGGCGACGCTTAACACAATTGGGGCCGCATGGGAAACCTACACACCTGCATGGACTTCAACAGGTGTTGCACCAGCACTTGGCAACGGTTCCATTAGCGGTAGTTGGGCAAGAATTAACAAAACAGCTTTTGTTAACATTTTTGTGGTTATGGGTTCTACTACTACATATGGGACTGGCAGTTATCGGTTTTCAGTACCGTCAGGTGTAACTATAAATGGTAACCAAACCCATGTAGGTACGGCTTTACTATATGACGCTTCTGCTGGCTACCCGGGGGCGTTTGGCATGATGACAAGAGTCAGTGCTAGTACATGCAACATTTCACCCAGCGGTTCTAATGAAACGACAAACCTTGCACCTTTCACTTGGGGTAACGCTGACCAAATGCGATTAATGCTGATCTACCAGACGGAGTAACAATGAACCACGACCTAACTTCCATACTTGACCCCGACGAAGTACCTACCGAATGGTGGTCCGAAAGGATGCGTTTGCACCGTGACCGTCTACTGAAAGAGTCCGATTGGACACAAGTCCTAGACGCACCCGTAGACCGTGAAGCATGGGCGACCTACCGCCAAGCCTTGCGTGACTTCCCAGCAACATGGACACCAGGCCCCGAAGCCGACTTTCCAGATACACCATGAAAACGCTAGGCATTGTTGCGCTTTTGGCTGTGGCTTTAATGTTTGTTGTTACCAGTTGTAGTGACAGAACCCGTAACACTTGTGTAGAACAACCCGAAGCGCCCAGGTGCCACCAATGAAACGGTTAACAAACGGCGAAATTAAAGCACGGCTAATTCTGATTGTGGGCATAACGCTTTCACTAACTTTTATTTTGTCGACTGCTTCACTTATCTACGGACTGCTTTTTATTGTGCAACCATTGGAAGTTTCACCCAATGACGAAAGCGCATGGACTTTACTTTCACCCATGATGTTGTTTCTAACTGGCGCCCTGTCAGGAATACTTGCCAGCAACGGCCTAAAAGATAAGGACAAACAAGATGACTAGCCGCCCTTACACAGGTAACAAAGACGCCGTTCACGCCGCAAAGCGTGAAGGCACAAAAGTGTTTGTGGACTATTGCTGTTACTTATTTGGCGTCACCAACATAGGCATTTTCAACGACAGAAACATGGTAGGCACCACCCCACCAAAAAAGTCTGTACATGCCACCTGGCGTGCTGTAGACCTAAAAGGTACTCAGGAACAACGGTTTAAACTAATTGACTTCCTGTTTACCCACCGTGACATTTTGGGCATAGAAGAAATCCACGATTATGCAGGCACCTACAAAAACAACCCCAAAGGTTGGGGTGCTGGCTACCGCTGTGACCGTGACGCCTGGCGTGTCTACGACAAAAATACGATTGGGTCAAAAGGCGCCCAATGGGTACATGTCGAAGTTTCGCCATTGCTGGCTGACCACCCCGATGTTGTTCACCATGCGTTTAAAACTATATTTGATGCTTGACATAGACCTACCGAATCGGTAGACATACCCCGACCTGACCCCGACTGAAGGACAAACCAAAATGAATGTTAAGCGTGTCTTAGGCTTAGGCCTGTTTACTTACCTAATGTGTGCCGCAATAGCGGTGGCGTTCCAAAAGGACACACCACCCAACATTGCCCCAGTAGTGCCAGCAACAATCACCCTGGGCGATTTAAGCCCCCAGCAACTGCAGGACAGGGCCGAAGAACTAACGGCCACAACCACCAGCACCAGCACCACTACTTCGACACAACCCACAACCCGTGTTGCCTATGTAGCCCCCGATACCAAATGCCAGGAATGGTTCCCCGTAGCGATTTCGGTTGGCTGGCCCAACAACACCGAAACGCTACAGAAACTAGGGCGCCTTATCTGGAAAGAAGCAAGGTGCCAAAATGTTAGTTATTTGCACCCCCAGTTCAACGGCCATGACCACGGTTTAGTTCAGGCGAACCAAATTCACCGTGCCTGGATAGAAGAACTGTTCGCTATGCCTATGGAAGAATCTATGAACGACCCAACCCTAAACCTGCGTTTTGGTTGGTTGCTGTATGAAGCCACCGAAGAAAACAACGGTTGTGGCTGGCAACCATGGAAAATGTGTTAACCAATGCTGAATGTTGACCGCCCCGACTGGCAACAAAATGCAAACTGCAAAGGCATTGACACAAACCTGTTTTTTCCTAGCAACGCACAAGAAAGCGCCGCCGCCAAAGCAATCATCAAACCCATATGTGAAGCATGTGTAGTGTTTGAGTACTGCTACGCCTACGCCGTGTCATTTCCCGAAAAGGCTTTACAAGGCATTTGGGCCAACACCACAGACAACGACAGGCGCCGAATCCGTTACATTGCCACACCAGTTAGTTATCGTAGAAAACAACCCGACCAATGAAAGGCCCGACATGACAGAACAACTAGCCGAAATGACTGCGGCAATAGCCAAAGCCGAAATTGCGATGAAAGCCGCCGCATGGCAGTTAGAAAAGCAAATGGAAGATATTGCAATGCTTCGAAAAGCATTGTTTGAACTGGCTTATGTTGCCGAAGAAAACGGTATCTATTTGTCAAACCTGACTAAGCAAACACAAGACGCCATTGTGGCTATGCGCCTGGGTGGTTTCAAATGATGTGTGAACTATGCAAAGCAGAACTAACCGCCTTTGATATTCGCATGCAGGACCTGCTGCAAGGTATCTGCCTTAACTGTGGCAAAACAGGCGACTGGCTACACATGACCCCTGAAGAATCACGGCGCTGTGCAGAACTACACAAATGGGCAAACATGACCAACGCTGAACGCACGGCCTACGACAGAAACAGGGGAAACTAATGGACTTATCAAACTATGTCGATGTACCAACACGATTTGCTTTGGCTTTGGAACGCTGGCCTGAACTACGCATAATTGAAAACCGCCCCGAAGTCATCACCATTGGCGACAAGATTTTCATTTCGGTCACCGTGCAAGCCTGGCGAACACCCGAAGACCCCGTGCCTGCACAAAATACGGCATGGGAAATTTTCCCTGGGGCCACCCCGTTCACTAGGGGGTCCGAAATGATGAACGCCAGCACCAGCGCCCTGGGCCGTGTTCTAGGGTTCATGATGTCCTTTGGCCCGAAGATGGCTAGTGCTGAAGAAGTACGCAACCGCCAACCCGAAACCAACGCCCCAGCCACCCTTTTAAAACAACCAGTTGACTTGCACCATATGGGCAGGAAAGCCCCATCAAACCCCCGTACAGCGTCGCTAGGCGCCAATGCGACTAACGCACCCACCCCAGCACAAATGAACCTGTTACGGGCGTTAAACCATGAAGGCCCAGCGCCCGAAACTAAACAAGAAGCCAGCCGACTGATTGAAGAACTGAAAGGCAAGTCATGAATTACCCGACATATGACATAACGCAAGAAGACTACGATTTAGTCGAAGCACAAATACAAGAACAAATAGCCAAAAGCAACAGTTACCTGAAGCCGCACCCATCACTAGGTTTAGGCGCCCTGGCTGAACTGCAAACAGTTGCCTGGCTAAAAGACATTGGCGCAAACCCCAAATGGAACTGTGGCCTATGGGACAGGGACATTACAGCAGGCAACATTGCCTTAGATGTGAAACATACCTGTACACACTTTTACCCATTTGCTGAAGGCAGTTTGTCTGTCAAAGAATCGTCACTGGGCAACCAGTTTGATTCACTGATGGTGTTCGTGTGGCTAAAGAAAGATTACGACCAGCCCAAAGTTCACCAGTCCGTTTATACGGCTTACCTGTTGGGTTGGCTGTTCCCTGATGAAGTCATGCAATGCGGCAAAGTCAACGCAGGTCACACCTGGCGTGACGGTTCAGTAATGACCTACGAAAGTTACCGTGTCGAAGTGCAACAAATGCGCCCAATGCAACAATTAGCGACAGTTCTAGTGCCATGAAGGAATCAACATTTCAAAGTTCAGTCATCATGCTGGCAAAATTGCACGGCTGGCTAGTTATGCACACAAGGGCTGTGGAAATCCGCCCAGGCGTGTGGAAAACCCCACTACAAGGCCATGCAGGTTACCCCGACCTAACCTTGGCCCATAAATACAAAGGCGTCATATTCGCTGAACTAAAAAGCGATACGGGCCGTCTTTCACCAATGCAGAAAGCCTGGCACGAAACTTTAAAAGACGCAGGCTGTGAAGTGCATGTGTGGCGCCCTAAAGACATTCAAGACATATCAACCCGATTAGCAACAAGGAAACCCGACCATGACTGAATTTCACCAACCCATTAACCCG